GGTACGAGGCGAGCTGGACGCGGGACTATCGTACCACGTGGGAGCAGACGCGCACGCTCGTGTACGCTGCACTGGCACCGCATCTCAAGGAGGGCGTGACGCTCCGCGAGGTGATGCCCTTACCGTGGGACGAGGCTCCGCCTAAGCCCCAACTACCGACCGCCGAAGAGCGAGCCGAGATGCTACGACGGTATAGTTAAGCAATGATTAATGACTAATTAAATACTCATGCGACCTAAAGATCCCGACAAGTACGAGCTCGCCATGCGGCTCTACATCCAGGAGCGCATACCGCTCAAGGAGATTGCTCGGCGTCTGGGGACTACTCCTCAGACGCTTACCCGCTGGAAGCAGCGGGGCGCCTGGGCGGAGAAGCGTCAAGCGACGATGCTCTCGCCACGTGCCCTCTATCAGAAGCTCTTAGGACAACTAGACATACTCATCGACGAGGGCGACCCTGCGGGCAATGCTGATGCCATCTCTAAGATCTGCAAGCAGGTCAAGGAGCTACAGAAGGGCATCACCGTCGATGACGTCATACTAGCCTTCAGCGACTTCGGCGACTGGATCATGCAAAACGCTGGTACGCTCAAGCTCGACGAAGCCTTCTTCCAGCGCCTCACCTCCCTCCAAGACTCCTACCTCCACCACCTCATAGCCACTGACAATCCACTAGATAGCTAGAATTTAGAGGTTAGAAATTAGAGGTTAGACCATTCTTCGTCTCATCTCTTCCCCTCTAACTTCTAATCTCTAATTTCTAACTTCTAACCGATACCTCCGATGAAAAGAGTCAATAAGCAGCTCCTCGACCGCTGGCAAGATCGTGTCAGCCAGATCACCAGCCACGGCTTCGCCTTTAGCGAGAGCGAGGCTGACCGTGACGCTCGCATAGCACGCGCTAAGCGTGACTACGCCTTCTTTGTGGCGACCTACTTCCCTCATCTAGCGAGCAAGCCCACAGCACCCTTTCAGGTCGAGGCGGCACGCTGGATAGCTAGCGAGGAGCGGGCGAGAGCGCTCTTTGAGTGGGCGCGTGGACATGCTAAGTCATCGCACCTGGGCTGTCTCATACCGCTCTGGCTACTGGCTAGAGGCGAGGGCGCCTTCCGCCACATGGTGGTCGTCTCCAAGAGCGAGGAGGCAGCGACGGCGCTCCTAGGTGATCTGCAGGCGGAGCTATCGAGCAATGATGCCTACAAGCGAGACTTTGACCTGCGCACAGACCCAGGAGCGGAGTGGCAGACGGGGCGATTCTCTACGTCAGACGGCACCTCCTTCGTAGCGCTCGGGCGGGGACAGTCGCCCCGTGGCTTGAAGAAGCGTGGACAGCGACCCGACTACATCCTCATAGACGATATCGACGACGACGCGCTATGCCGTAACGAGGCGCGTGTGCGCCAAGCTTACGAGTGGATGATGACGGCACTCTTTGGCACGATGGCGGCTGGGCGTGGACGCTTTATCATGGTGGGCAACCGCATTGGCAAGAAGAGCATACTAGCCACTTTTGCCCAGACCAAGGGCATACACCACAGCGTGGTCAACATACTAGACAAGGAGGGCCGACCCTCGTGGGCGGACAACTATTCGCTGGCTGAGATCCGCGAGCTGCGTCAGACGATGGGCGAGCGCAACTTCCAGAAGGAGTACATGAATAACCCGATCACCGAGGGGAGCGTCTTCAAGCGTGACTGGATACGCTACGGCAAGCCCCTGCGCTTGCGTGAGTACCGCCACATAGTGGCTTACACCGACCCCTCCTTCAAGGGAACCTCCAAGAACGACTACAAGGCGACCGTCGTCGTCGGCAAGACGCACGAGGGCTACTACCACATACTCCGCTGCTACGCAGCTCAGACGAGCGTCTCAGAGATGGTCGCCTGGCACTACGACATAGACAACTACATCGACGGGCGTGTACCCATACGCTACTACATGGAGGCTAACTTCATTCAAGATCTCCTCCTCGATGAGTTCCAGAAGGAGGGCTCCGCACGGGGAGGACGGCAGATACCGATCACTCCTGACAAGCGCAAGAAGCCTGACAAGTTTAGCCGTATAGAGGCTATGCAGCCGCTCTTTGAGCGTGGCTTCGTCACCATCTGCGACCGCTCCACCGGTATGGACACCCTCATTGACCAGCTCCTCTCTATCGAGCCAGGCAGTCGCATACACGACGATGCGCCCGACGCCCTCGAGGGAGCTATCTGGATGCTCAACCGTGGAGGCGGTGCGACCAACTACTACATACCCTCATCACCCTCACGACACTACTAGAGATTAGCCATTAGCTAACAGCCAAGAGCCAACAGCCCCCACACCATGAACGAGATTTACAGCATAGAGGTCAAGGCGGACATAGCCAAAGCGACCGTTGCCCTCAACCAGCTGGGCAACAAGATACAAGAGACCATCGACAGGGCGCAGCGCCCCGTCGATCTCTCTGCCGACACCACGCAGGCAGAGCAGGCTGTCAGCGACCTGACGGACAAGATACAGGAGACTGCCGATGAGGCGCAGAAGCCTCACAAGGTGCCTCTCGACACGAGCAAGGCGCAAGAATCCGTAAACCAGCTAGACGACAAGCTAGAAGAGGCAGGACAAGAAGCAAAGCAGACGGGCGAGAAGGGTACAGAAGCCTTTGACTCCGTAGGCAATTCAATACGCAACATCGAGCTGACCAGCCTTATCCAGCAGGTGCAGATGGTGGGCGAGACGCTCGGCAAGCTAGCCACGCCAGCTGTGGACTTTGAGCAGTCTATGGCCGATCTCTCCGCCATCACGGGCTCTGTCGGTGATGAGCTGAAGGATCTCAAGCAGACAGCACGAGACGTGGGCAAGGCTAGCGGACTAGGAGCGAGCGAGTCGGCTCGGGCTTTTGCTATCCTTGCGGGTCAGATCGATGTCCCCATCGATGCGCTGAAGGTTTTACAGCGTGAGACCATTACGCTAGCTCAGGCGGGTGCCTTGCCTCTAGAGGACGCTGCTAATGCGGTGGCGGGTACGATCAATCAGTTTGGCATGGAGGCATCTGAGGCATCTCGTGTCGTCAACGTCCTCGCAGCTGGTTCGCGGGCTGGTGGTGCTGAGGTGGTCGACCTCTCCGAGAGCTTTAAGGTGGCTGGTGCAGCGGCTAATGCGGCGGGCGTGTCGATCGAAGAGACGGCAGGTGCGCTGGAGGTTTTGGCTCAAAACAACACCAAGGGAGCCGAGGCAGGTACCGCTATGCGCAACATGCTCGTAGCGATGCAGACGAGACTAGGTATCGACATATCGCAGACAGGCTTCGTGGGCGGTCTGAAGATCATCCAGGAGGAGCTAGACAAGCTCCAGAGCCCCGTGGAGCGTACCACCTTCCTCGCCAAGGCTTTCGGCAGGGAGAACATGGTCGCTGCGCAATTCCTCCTCTCCAACGCTGACGCTGTCGAGGAGATGACGACGGCAGTCACCGGTACCAACTCGGCCATGGAGCAGGCGGAGATACGCAACGATACCTGGGCGCACAAGATGGAGGTGGCGCGCGCCAAGATTGACGACGTGCTCATCTCGATGAGCAGTCTCTCGGGGTCGCTCCTGCCGATGGCGGGCATCATAGGCGAGCAGGTGAGCAAGTTCTCGGGGCTGATCCCGCTTGTCTCCTCGGCCAGCAAGATGCTCCAGGGCTTCTCTGTCAAGGCAGTCATCGCCACCATCTCTCAGAAAGGACTCAACGCCGTACTCCGCGCCAATCCCATCGGAGCGGTCGTCACCGCGATATCGGCGCTTGTGGCAGGTGTAGTCTATGCGTACAATCACTTCGAGGGTTTTCGACAGTCGGTGCAAGAGACGTGGGGCAAGCTACAAGCGCTGTGGAGTATGCTCTACGAGCGTCTCAAGCCCGCCTTTGACCTCATTGGCAAGCTGGTCGGAGGAGCTATCAAGATCGCCTTTGGGTGGTTTGCCAAGCAATTAGAGATCGTCTGCACGGTCATCGGGGTCGTGGCAGATGGCATTATGGACTTGATCCAGTGGTTTGACAAGCTCCTCGCACCTATCGAGCGAGCTTGTCGGAAGCTAGGCGAATTCATTGGTCTGCGTGACAAGGCTGCTGAGCCACCAGCACAGCCCTCCGAGACAGCGCAGAAGGTACTGCAGATCACCGCTATCAATCAGCAGATCAATGCCCTCGAAGCGCGGAAAAATACCATCCTGAAAGAGCAGGGCGACGTAGGCAGACTGTCAGACGAGTACCTAAAGCTAAATGGCGAGATCCAAAAGCTAATTAACAAGCGGGAGGCGCTCAAAGGTGCCACCCCAAAGGCTCCTGCTGCAGCTACTCCGACGATTCCCGACACACCGACGATCCCCACGGGGTCTGGGGGCTCGGGCGCAGGCTCTGCTGAGCAGAAGAAGATTTACAACCTCACCACCATCGAGGGACTGCAAAACAACATCTCTCGCCTGCAGGAGCGTATGCAAAAGGCTTCCTTCGATGAGGCTGTTGCCCTGCAGACGGAGATAGATGCCCTGCAGAAGAAGCTAAACACGTTTCAGTCATTGATCAAGAAAGCGGCTGAGCCTCTGACCAAGGTCAAGGCTACGGGTATCACCACCTTACCGCAGTACCAAGCATCTAAGCTCAAAGAGGCAGAGGAGTCGGGCAAGGAGACTCGTGACGGACGCATCATAGCCTCTCCGCTAGGCACCAAGGGATGGGCTAAGGAGCTGGAGAACTTCCAGAAGAAGGTCAATAAGATCACCCTCGACCACCTCAAGGAAGAGGGCGAGAAGTGGAAGAACTTCGTTGGGGGCATCCAGACTGGACTAGGCGGTATCTCCTCGACGATGTCCTCCATTGGCAACATCGTAGGGGGCGCAGCGGGCTCGTGGCTACAGTGGGGCGCTAGCGTCGTCTCAGCGATTAGCCAAGCTCTGCCCCAGCTACTAACTCTCTTCAACGCCAACGTAGCGACTGCAGCGTCAGGCGCAGCTGCCTCGCAATCGTCCGTGCCTATCGTCGGCCCGATCATGGCGGTCGCCAGCATAGCCTCCATCTTAGCGGCTATCGCTAGTACGCCCAAGGCGACAGCTTTTGCCCAGGGCGGTGTCATCTCAGGTCCCACCTACGCCCTCGTAGGCGAGTATGCCGG